TAGTGATATTGAAACAAGACTAGATAGTATTGAAAGAAAACTAGAAAGCATTTTTGAATCAATGCAAAAAGAAGGCGATTTAAAAATGAAAAGAGGATCGTCAGCAGAAATACTAGCACACGCGATGTATGACCTTGTAATTCAATCACAGGATAATCCTAAGATTATTGATAAGATCCAACAAATTTATAAAATGGCAACTAACACAGATGTAATATACGATAAAAAAGGTGATACATTTACATTTCGTAAAAATCAACAGCCAGAAAAGAAAGCAGAATCTTCGTTATTTAAAGAGTACTTAGATTTTGTTGAAAAGGATGTATAATGAGATTTAAAGAGTTTGATCAAAAAAATTATGCTTGGGGTGATGTAAAAGGTTCATTAGATAAACAGTTTGGTCACAATAAAGATACTAAGACGCAAACAACAGGACAACAAACTTCACAAATTCTTGCAAGATTAAAAAAATGGATTGCTGGTGCAAAAGCCGCACTTACTTCTGAAAATGATCAAGCAACACAACAGCAAGTTGATCAGTTAAAACAAACACAAAAAGATTTTGAACAAGGTAAACTACCACCAGACCAAGCAATGGAAAAGTTTATAGGCATATTAGAAAAAATAGGTCCTGTAGATAAGTTAGGCAAAGCAATAGATATGTTCTTGCCAATGCTTAAAGGTATGCAGGGTATGTCACAAAAACCAACAGAAGAACGTGATTTACAAAACACCATTGATGCACTAGAAAGATTCCGTCAGAAATTAATGCCCAACCCAAGTCAAACACCGGGTATAAACGTCTAGTAGTAATACTAAATATTCAAAAGAAACACAACCCTAAGAGGATTATATGGCCTTTTTAGTACATAACCTACCGCCTATCGAAGTATATGTAAAAAAAGAATACCTATACGATCATCAAAAAGGCCACGGCGAACTAACTCCAGGTATATGGATTAGTATTAGAAGCATTGAAAGTAAAGCATTATACTTTGAAACACTACTAACAGAGTACGGTGCTCTTTATGACAAACTACCTATAAGTGCATTTGTGTGGAAAGAAGATTATGACAAAGATAATCAACTACCATTAGATACTTTACAAATATGGGATTGTTTTGACTATGATATTACAGTAATTAAAAAACCTATGTTATGTGACTGCGAATTTTTTGGAAAAGACAAACAGATGCATAAAGGCGAATATTTGTTTACCTTAGATACTTGCCATCCAGACAACAATAGATTAAACGTTAATTTTTCAGAACACGACCCAGAACATAAAACGTTTAATGTCATTAAATTAGATAACGGACAATTTGCGGCACAGCCAAACAATAGAATTATTTGGACAGATCAAAGTTTGGTCACAAACGATAGATTAATACCAGACTTTAAAGTTTGTACACAAAATTACACAGTAGAGAACACACCAAAGTGGAGTGTAGGACATACTGATGAATGGCAGTACAAAACGGACGAAGAAAAAGCCACAAACAACGATAATTCATTGACAAGTGAATAAATTTCTTATATAATATTAAAATTAACAAAGGAGGAACCTATGAGTTCAAAAGTATTTGGCCCTGAAGAAAAGGCCAAACTAATGCAAGTCATTAACGACGGAGTCAATGTTAAACAAGAAGTTCAAGATCTTACTGAAGGTCTAAGAGATACTGTAAAAGCAGTAGCAGAAGAACTTGATGTTAAACCTGCATTAATTAACAAAGCAATTGGTATTGCACATAAAGCAAATTGGCAAGAAGTCTACAGCGACTTTGACGATCTAGAATCTATCATTACTATTACTGGCAGAGACAAGTAATGAAGCGAGTCAAAGATTTTTGGCTCGAAAGTTATCATAGTGATCGCATAGCATTCTACTTTGAACTTTTAAGTTTTATTTTTACCGTAGGAGCAAGCCTTACACTTGCATTTACGGCAGACGCTCCGGATATGCGTTATGTGTATCCTGGGTTTTTTATAGGTTCTCTAACGGCAATCTATGCTTATTATAGACGTAGGATTGCATGGCCAGTTTTACTGACATCTTACTTTGCTGTTGTTAATGTTTTTGGATTTGGAGTAGCAACAGGGTGGTGGTAAAATGGTTTGGATGTTATTATATATCATTATTGAATTAGATACAGTTAATGTAGGACAAATGGGAATGTTCAAAACAATGGCAGAATGTTTTGAAGCACGTGATGAACTAGTATTAGCAGTTGGCAAGGATGGATATTTTCCAACTAATCAACAAGCAATATGTATTAAAAGTGATAAAACAATATGAGTATATGGGAAAAAGTAAAGCAGTTTTGGATTAGAAGTTATACTTCTGATAAGACAGCATTTTATTACGAAACAATCGCAAGTATTTGCGTATTCACATCAATGACTTGGATCAGCGTCACAGCAGATGCTCCGCCAATGCATTTGATTTATCCTGTAAGTTTTACAGGTGCAGTGTTTAGTATTGTTGCGTTTGTAAGACGACAAGTAGGCTGGCCGCTTGTAATGACAAGTTATTTTGCCTGCTTACACGTATTTGGTTTTGGTAGAGCAATGGGTTGGTGGTAATGATTTATTACGTTGATATTGACGGTACTATTTGCGATCAAGAACTAGGCAGACATTACAGTTTATCAAAACCTTATAAAGAAAGAATAGAACATTTTAATAAACTGTTTGATGAAGGACACGAAATTCATTATTGGACAGCAAGGGGAATGGCAACTGGTGTTGATCATTCTGAACTTACTATCAAACAACTAAAAGATTGGGGTGCAAAGTACACAAGTGTTAATTTTAAGAAACCAGTGTATGATTTTTGGATTGATGATAAAGGCCAAAATGCAGAAATGTATTTTGAGCAAATAGAACTTGACAAAGAATGGAAGTAATGTTATATTGTTATTAACTAAGGAGTTATATGGCAATAGACATTAGAAGGAACTACGAAGGTAAAGATGGCCCCTCTAAAGAAGAACAGCAAGAAAAATTAGATAAGTTAATGCAAGAATTTCTTGCTAAAGGCGGTAAAATACAAAAGTTAGAACCCGGTGCGGCACAAGGTGCTGGTGGATTAGATAGAAGACCACACTGGACTGATGCAGAGTTAAAAGAAAGATATAGAAAAGAAAACGGAATACCTGATCCAGAAAAAAAGAAAAAAGGCAGAAAAAAACGCAAGGCAAAGTAGTACGATAAATACTACGATGAAGGTACAGTTGGCCATAAGCAACATAATTTGGTATTGTCAGCCGAAAGTGACAAACAGGAGAATAAATGAGTTATGTAGATGCTCTGTGGGACAGAGACAAAGATATTATCAAAGTCGTTGAACGTAATAAAAACGGCGAAAGAGATTTCCGAGAATATCCAGCAAGATATCAATTCTATTATAAAGATCCTCGTGGTAAGCACAAGTCTACTATGGGCGATACAGTTAGTAGAGTAGTATGTAAAAGTTGGAAAGACTTCCTTAAAGAACAAAAAATTAACAAACATCGCGGACTATTTGAAGCAGATGTTAATCCTGTATATCGATTGCTTGAAGAAAATTATTTAGGTATCGATGCTCCAACACTACACGTTGCGTTTTTCGATATTGAGGTTGACTTTGATCCTGAACGTGGTTATAGTTCACCTGAAGATCCATTTACAGCCATTACAGCAATTACAGTACACTTACAATGGTTGAATAGTCTTATTACATTAGCACTTCCTCCAAAAGGTATGAGCATGGAAGATGCTAAATTTGCTGTAAAAGATTTTGATAATACACACTTGTTTGAAAGTGAAGCAGAAATGCTTGACACGTTCTTAGACTTAATACAAGACGCAGATATCTTAAGTGGTTGGAACAGTGAAGGTTATGATATTCCTTACACAGTTAACCGTATTACTCGTGTACTTTCAAAAGAAGATACAAAGCGATTTTGCTTGTGGGATCAATATCCAAAGAAAAGAACTTATGAAAAGTTTGGCCGTGAGCAAGAAACATACGACCTTGTAGGAAGACAACACTTAGATAGTTTAGAATTATATCGTAAGTACACATACGAAGAACGCCACACATATCGACTAGATGCTATTGGTGAAATGGAAGTAGGCGAACGTAAAACTGTTTACGAAGGCACACTTGATCAGTTATACAACAATGACTTTAAAACATTCATCGAATATAACAGGCAAGACGTTGCACTACTTGATAAACTTGACAAAAAGTTAAAGTTTATTGATCTTGCAAACGAACTTGCACACGCAAACACTGTATTGTTGCCAACAACAATGGGTGCTGTTGCTGTGACAGAACAAGCAATTATTAACGAAGCACACCATAGAGGTTTTGTTGTTCCTAATAGAGTACACAGAGAGCCAGGTTCAGAGCCTGCGGCTGGTGCGTATGTTGCATATCCTAAAAAAGGATTGCACGATTGGATCGGCTCAATGGACTTGAACTCACTGTATCCATCTGTTATTAGATCACTTAATATGGATCCAGCAACTGTTGT